AACTCTGAGCCAGAACCTGGCTATGTTACTGGTACAGTTGGTGGTGATCAAGCTTCACTTTTTGTTACGGGTATAGGAGATGGAAATACTATAGCTACAGCTACTAGAGAAATAGCTTTTGGATGTAATGATGGAATGGATTATGCTGGTATTGATAACGGCTCTGGTACAGCACTAGTAGGAGATGTTATTAACGCTGCTAATGGTGATTTTATACCTTGGCCTATTAATGCTGGTGTTTTGAGCGCTTGGCCAGGCGATAGCTATTATGGAACTTATTCCGCAACTAACACTACTACAGGTGGTTCATATAGAGGAGTAGAATATACACATTCATATCATACATTTGGTTTTGCTCCATACTTTAGTTTCTTTAGTATTAATCATATAGGTGATCTACCTGTTATAGCTCAAGACTTTGGTAATGTTCCAGCTGCTATGACGGGTCTTAACGTTGGAAGTCAAACTGATAACAAGCCGGGTATAATATTTCAAGGTCTTAGAGGGGAATCAGATGATGGTGCTCCTGACAAAGGTAGAATAACTTTTAACTTTGCAAATCAAAATCTTACTAGTCCAAACGCTACACCAGGTAATCTAAGAGATATTGATAGCAACGTGCAACCAGCGGTTAACACTTGGGGACCTGGAAATCCACAAAACAATACAACTAACGTTTACGAGCCATCAGCAGGTTTAGGATTTGGTAATCCTACAACGGCATTTAACAGCACTCTATGGGCTGGTGATGTTATAAAGATAGAGTTTAGAACTTCTTTTCATGTTCGCCCAGGTTATACTGAAAGTGATGGTGGTGCTACTTGGTTTATTGAGCTTGTTGATGAAAATGATGATGTAATATCAACAAATCCTGTAATGCCAACATCAGGTACGAACTTTTTAAATGGCGACTATGACACGTTAATAGACGCGCAAAATGGTAACGCATTGTTATATTGGGCTAGTCAATCTTACGATGCTACAATAGGGCCTCCTAACGGACCTAATCATCACGCAGGATTTGTTACAAGCAATAGCTACACTTTTGGTCGTGTTAGTGGTCACGATTTAAATAATTGGAACACATTACAACAAACACATACTATATATTTTAACTTTGCTGAAACTATTCAAGAAACAATGATAGCGCAAAGTTTTAGAGTTAGAATAGGTTGTGAAGCTAGTGGTAGTAATAGCTACATAAATGCTCAATATACTAACTCTCCAGATAATATTATATTAGAAAAAATTATAATAAAGAAGTTAAAGACTCTTGCGCATCCTTATATGGAACAAACTCCAGCGCTACCACAGATTGATCCATATCCTTTAAATGACATACCTGCGTGGGCTGAAGTTATACCTAACGGAGTACTTGGCTGGAATTTTGATTTTTCACAAAACTTTAATACTGTACCAAATAGTAACTTTGGAAATACTTTTGTGCAACAAGATACTAGTATAAATCCTTATTATCCACATAACCAAATTTATGGTAATTTTAATGAAGGAGAGTGGATAGTTGGACAAGATCCAAATGGAACAAACGTATATCTATATGTTGGAGAAGGAAACGGTACTACCGCATACAATCAATATCCTGTAACGCCTGGTAACTATAACTTAACAATTCAAAATCCATTTGGTGGAGCATTACATCCGGCAAACTATCCTATTGATTCTAATGGTATATCTAATCTTACGGGTTGTAATTTTAAAATGGATAACCTTGTAACTGGAACAAAGTATATTGATCAAGTTAACTCGTTTAACTGGGTAGCAGGCGACTGGTACGAGGTTGTTATAGAAGTAGACAACTCTCACTTGTATCAAGACTTAAGTGCTGTATCAGGGGTACAAGAAGGTATAGTGGTTTGTGGCGTTATTGATCATAGTGCAGGTAGTTTTATAAATACTTTTGCGGGTGCCGCTACTGTTACAAGACAGTTTGGTGGCGTTTTTACATCAGGTCAAGATCTTGCTTCAAATGTTGGCAATGGTTCTGGAGGATATATTCCACCTTTTTATTATGGTGATTTATGGGCACCATCTTCTTCTCCTGCACTCCCGCAAGGAAGTATTACAGCTATTGCATCTCCTACTCCAGAAGATACTTTGTATAGCGCTACTGGTTGGGCGAATCCCACTCATTATCGCGCTATATTTCAAGTTGGCGCAAACTCTTGTGTTATGGGTGTTCCTGATAATAACGGGATTAGTTTTGCAAATCAACTTAAGTTAGCCGTTTTTTCAAGTTCAGGTACTAATCCTTTCGAAATTAATGTAACTGATATTAAAATAAACAATATTAGTAACGCTAACTACTTCAATGGTGGTGGTAACGCAGATAATTGGTATACAAATCCAAGTAATTATGATCAAACACTCAATCCTTTACATGTAAACTGGTTAACAGAAGTAAGTAATGATTATCATCCTTATCCTGCTTTTTACAAAGATAACGCTTTGTGTTTTAATGTTGATAATATAAATATATATCCAGGATTTGGTCCTCAAACTCAATTTAGGCCTGAATGGAAACAAGAGTTTAATAGTGCTAATAATTCTAATATAGCTCCTCAAAATCCTAGTATGGATGGATATACATTAACTTTTGATGTTGAAGCTTTACCTTTGCCTATTGGTGACATTAATCCTAGTAGTAGCGTGCTTTCAACTTCAATAGGTACTAAGCTTGAGCTTACTATAGCTAATAATTTAGGTGATTATGCTGCTGGAGAACATGCTGGTATTGTATTTAGTGATTTTGTAGACGCTTCAGGTACATACTCTATAAGCTTTAACTTTGATGACTCTACGCCTTCAGGTACTTTTAATGGAACCGCTTTACCAGGTGTAAATGTTTTTGATAGCTTGCATGGCGCTGGAAGAGAATCTGATGCTTCAATAACAAACATGATTAGATTTAAGTGTTTAAATAGTGATTTAAAATGTATTATTAAAAATATAATACTTCAAGACAACACTATAGGTTTTGGTGGTGGTACAGCTGGCGCTTGGAGTTTAGTAAATGGACTTTTTGATTATTCTCAAGGTCAAGACTACATTTATTGGGACTCTGGTCAAGAAGCTATAGTATTTAATGAAGCTCCAGCGGGACAAGTTTCTTCGTTAAATCCTAATGGACATCCTTTTCAGATAACTCAATATATAGGTGACATTCAAGAATTTACAAATCCTACAGGAAATATTTATTATAGATTTAGTATGGATATAAATCTTACTGGTGTACAGTTTGATGATGGAAATACTCCAGCCGCAACAGGTGTTGAACAGTTTATGATGGAAGTGTATTACTATAATCAAAATGGTGATGGCTTTACAGTATATCCGACGCCGACTTATACAATATCTAATGGAACATTAAACTTTGATATTTATCCAAGTAGTCAGTCGATTACTCCTAACGTGAACTATGGTAATATATTTGGAATAGGTAATCCTAGCCCTACGGGTAGCGCAGGTAACAGTTTGTATTTAGCGCCTGCACTTCAAAATACTATAGTTATTAATCTATATGGAATAGCAGGTTATAATTTTGCTAGTCCTATTTTAACACCTTATCAAAATGCTGGAATTGGAGATGGTGCTTTAATTAGTGGAACTCTTGATAATATAACTTTTTATCAACTTCCTACTCAAAACGCAGAAGGAGTAACTGTTAGTTATAAAGAAAAAACAAAAGGTTGGGTTAGTTTTAAAAGCTTTATTCCAGAATCTGGTTTAAGTTTAGGTAGTAACTACTACACTATAAAAGAAGGTAAGCTTTACGAGCACCATGATATATTAAGTGATATTAATAATTTTTATGGTCAAGCTTATAATTCTTTTGTAGACGTCGTGTTTAATGACATGCCATCTGTAACCAAAGAGTTTATGTCTATAAATTACCAAGGAAGTCAAGCTAAAAATGATTTTTCTAGTGACAATTTGATTGGTTTAAATCCAGAAAACTTTTTAAGTAATGATGATTACTTTTTAGAAACTGAAAGAGAAGGTTGGGCAGTTGCTAATATATCTTCAGATTTAGAGCAAGGTAACGTTTTAAATTTTATTAAAAAAGAGTCTTTGTGGCTTTCTGAAATAAGAGGTCAAGATGTATATGCAGTTCCTTATCTATACGAGGATTATTCTGCTGGAGAAAATAGTAGCTTTGGACTAGGAGTTGTTGAAGAGGCTGTTGACACAAACGCTCCACAGCCTAATGTTGCGCCAGCAGCTGCTTCTTTACCATTACCAAACCAACCTCAAGTTCAACCTCAAGTTGTAAACTTGGTACAACCAAATAATTTTAATGTTAATCAAAACGTACAAACGCCTACACCAAGTCCTACTCCACCGCCAACTAGCGGAGGAACTGGCGGCGGTGGCGGCTACTAAAATAAAAAAATGCAAATATATAACTTAACAATAAACAAATCAAAATTATCTACTGCAGGAGAAGTTAGACAGTTTTCTGTAGAAGGTGGTGTTAATTCTGAGTTTTTTTTACAAGTAGCTTCAAGTAATAGTACTTTTTATGACTTTAAAACAAAAACTTTTACTTCTAGTTTTGGGGTAAATAATAATTTAAAAGTTACTTTAAACTCTGTTAAATATGTTAGTAGCATAACTTTTCCTTCAGGTACTAATAACTATAATTTTTTGTTAATTCCTGATCCATCAAGTTTAACTACAATATCAAGAAATAGAAAATCAATAATTGAAACTGTATCACAGGTAGCTAATACTACGCTTAGTATTTCTTCTGCTACAGCTGAAACATCAAGTTATAAAACTTTACCAAGTGCATTAACAGTCGTTGATAATCCAGGTTCTATGAAAACTGTTGATACAGATTTAAATATAACTGTTGAAAACGTAGAAACTGACACTAATGGATTTGGTTTAAGATTAATTAGACAACCTGTAGACAGTGATTTTATTTTTGAAACTACAGAAAATGTACTTGAAAATCCTTTAGGCGATGCTGTTAGCTCTAATAGGGTTGTAGTAGCAGACGCGACTGGTATAGGTGTTGGTATGACTTTAGTTTTTCACAAAGGCACAACAGCACCTACGGCTGGCACTGTTGTTACAGCTATAAGAGATAACACGCTAGAGTTTAATAATAATGTTGCTTTTGAAAATGGAGAAACAATGAAATTTAAAGCAATAGGTGGTAGAGCAATTTGTGAAGCTACTGGCTTAACTAGATTTCAATATACTAACACAGAGGCTGTTGGTAATACTATAACTAGATTAGTTAGAGCTGATGGTAGTGTTGCAGATGAAGCTACTGATGGATCAAACGCTAAAGTAGCTATTAATGGAACATACGGTTTAAGTGGAGGTAGTCATGTTACTTTTACTGGCGCTGGCGTCGATAATACTAGCACTAATAATATAAATGTTGTAACAGCTAGTGAAACAGAAGGATTATTCACGTGTGATGTAGCGCAGTCTTTAACGGCTGGTACAGTTTTAACTTTTAAAGGATCTTCACAAAACATTAATATTAGAGGAACTATATTAACCGTTGGACAACCTGCGTTTGACGCTACAGTTTCTTTGCAATTAGATAATTTTATAACAGTAGGAACAGCATCTTAAAATGGCAATAATAATAACATTAGCAAATAATTTCGATAACACTTTATTATCAATAGGGGATGGTATAGTAAGCCATCCTGTAGTAAATGGATATACAGATACTCTTAATGGAAATTTTTGTGGTTACGTTACAGCTATAGGACCAGCAGGTGCTTTAACAGCTAACCAAATTGAAACAAACGGAACAACTGCTCCAGGTGTTAATGATTTTCTTTTTGTAGTTAAAAATCAAACTGCAGAAAGCGCTGGTGTTAAAGGTACTTATGTTACAGCAAGATTTATAAACAATTCTCCAATAAGTGGATTAGATGAAAGGTTTAGGCCTAGCTTATTTGAAATAGGTGCTCAAGTTATTGAAAGCAGTAAATAGAGGCCAAAAACTGTGACTATACCAACATGGAATTAAATTTAATTAAATAATGAATAATAAAATAACCTTTAGAAGCTTTAAAGAAGGTGATTATGAAATGTGTTGTGAGTGGTGGAAGTGGTGGTGGAACGGATCAATACCTGTTAAAAGAAACTTATTACCAGATGATGGTACATGTTTTGTAATAGAAAGCAACGACATACCTGTAGCTGCTGGATTTTTATATCCTTTCATAAATCCTTTAGTAGCTTACGGACCGACTTGGGTTGTATCTAATCCAGAATATAGAGAAAAAGACAGACAACAAGTTTTAGAGTTGTTAATAAAATGTATAGAAGACAAAGCAAAGTCTTATGGCGTAGTACAGCTTTTTACAGTATGTGGCAATAGATTTATGCAAAAAATACACAAAAAACTAAAGTGGGATATGCATAAGACAGAGTACGAAGCTTTTAAATTTTTATAAAATGGGAAAAAATAGACAAAGAGATATAGAAAATCAAATACAGCAAGCTACAGATTCTCAACTAGCAGAACAAAGAGGTAGATTAGCTGCTGCAGAAGCAAATGTTGCTGCGCAAAGGCAAGCTTTTACAGACTTTCAGTTTGAAAATCCTTTTGCAGATGTTGAAAATACTTTTGAAGATTTACAAGTTTCTGATGCAGATGTTAGATTACAGCAAGAAATAGGAGCACAAAGAGATGCTAGTATACTTAGTCAATTAAGTGGAGCTGCTGGTGGTTCTGGTATTGCTGGTTTAGCTACATCGCTTTCACAGCAGGGTAGATTAAGAGATAGACAAGCTACAGTTGATTACGCTAAAAGATTAGATCAAGCTAGGATGTTAGCAGCTCAAGGAGAGCAAAGAAGACAACAATTAGTAGCTCAAGGTGAAGCTGCTGTTCAACAAGCTGAATTTGGTAGAGAAAGTACTTTGCTAGCAGCTGAGTATAATTTACTAGCTGGGGCTACCGCTGGTCAGCAAGCTGCTTTAGCAAACCAAATGTCTGGACTTGCTAATATATCATCGATGCAAGGTGCTCGTATGGGTATGTATGGCGCTCTTGGTGGAGCTTTAATAGGTGGTGTAGCTAGTATGGGTGCTGCTGCTTTAGCTCCAGATACAATAATTAATCAAGTAGGGTAAACATGGCAATAAAACTAACACAAGGAGCAGATGCTACTATAGCAACGGCAGCGGCAAGAGCTGGTATGGCCGGCGTGCCGTTAGACATGAGCAAGTCTTTTGAACAGATGAGTAAAAGTCAAATTGACTTAATGAATGTATATGCGAAACAAGGTGCTGAGTTAATTAACACTACATTGGAAATAGCAGCGCCCTTGGTTAAAGAGGCTGCTGAAAGATTAAAAACTAAAATGGGTTTTGGTGGTAACGAAAACATGGTGCAACCTATATCTGAACAGTGGAAAGCTCATA